TGGATTGCTTTTTAAGATCTGCGAAGCTCATTTGGATTACCTTAGATTTGTTTGGATGTTTTGGATTTACTCGGATAGTATAGCAGAAATTCTCTCAGTCGTCAATATAATCTTTGAGAGATTTGATTGTTGCATTCATACTACTGAATAAAGTCAGCATATCAGTTTCTGGAGGAAACCCCATTGTGGAAACTGATTTGCGTAGATTATCTTTCATTTCGATGGCCTTTGGGTCATCAGAAAGAGACAATCTTGTATACATCACTTGCTGTTTTTCAAGCAAGGATGAAAGTATTTCAACGTGTTCAAGTTTTTGTTCACGGGACATATTACCGAAAGAAATAAAACTTTCGTAGATTTTTTCTTGCATTTCATTAATTTCACTCAGTTCTTCCTGAATGATTTCAGAATCAAAAAAGTCACTCATCTACAAGGTCCCTTAAAATCTTTTTGAATTTGAACACATCAATATTTAGAAAGGGAGAATATTTTTGGAGTTTTAAACTTACGGTTTCCCATACAGGATCTTTCAGTTCTTTATCAAACTTCTTTCTGAATGAGAATATTCTATCATAGATTACAAAAGTTTCAAGACTTATGTCTCCACCAAGAAATCTTTTTAAGATTATTGGATGACCTCTCGAACAACTGAATAGATTCTCGAATTCGTTGTTCGAGAGTAATTCGTTGCTTTGTTCTTTGAACAAGTAAGTCAAACTCTGTTGTCTTTTTGTCCAATCTGCGTAAGTCCTTTCTCCAGAACTGATAATTTCTCCAATCCATAAATTTTGTGGGTTGTCTGCGTATGCGAAATTAGATACAAGAAATTTTACAACTTCTTCGTCATTATATTTACGGGAAGTTTTTTCAAACCAGTATTTATCTCTTCTTTTATTGAATGAAGAGACACTCGCACGGGTCTTCGCACCATATCGAAAGAAGTCGTATTTTGGATTTGTAAAATGATTTTTGAGTGACAAATAATGTTGGTAGGTATCAAATGGGGTCACTTTCATAAGGGCAATTTTGCTTTCGAAGTTGCTTTCATAAAATTAAGTCTCGTAGCATCCCACTTCAATTTTTCTTTCAGTGGTTTTGATACAAGTTTTGTGACTGATTCTACATCAAGTTCATTTAATTCACAATAGTGAACAATAGCATCAATATAGTTAATTTTTTCTTCTGCAACAATCTTTTCGATTTCGAGTGCAAATTTAGATGGTGTTAGAAATTTACTTGCTAATACCTTTTCTAGTTCCTTATTCGGTTCCATAGAGTTCCAATTTATCTGTAACAAACTTTCTAATATATTCGGTAAGAAGTTTGATGTACTTTGATTTGTCTCTTTCTTCGTAGACGACGCATTCTCCATTTTCACAAGCCATGATGATTACAAATTTTTTGACCGGGATACCAGTCATTTCATACAACATACAACCATATGCTGCACATTGAACAAAATAGTTTTCGATCCAATTTCTTGGTTTCGGTTTTTTTGAAGTCTTAAAGTCAATTATTGCTAATTCACCCTCGTATTCTGCAATACAATCGACGGTTCCAGCAATACCTAACTGCTTACTATATAGGGACGTTTCTAGAGCATGAATATTATCAATATTATTTAAAGTACCCTTAGAAATCTTAAATAAGAACTCAGAGATAGGAGGAACTTTTGGCAACTCTATGTTTTTTAAGTGACACTCAGCAAGAGTGTGCATATCAGTCCCACGACGTGTTGCAGCCTTTGTGACTCGATTTGCTTCTTCATCACCAACTCTTTTTCTCCATTTTACAAAAGTCTCCTTATTATAATGACTGGTTACCGAAGTAATCGAGACCAATTTTAGGAGTTCTTCTTCATGTGGAACAGAATAATATCTGACTCCATCAATAGTCTCCCTCTCAAGAGGAGAGAGATTCAAATCAACATGATTAAACATTAAAAACCTGATTTCATTTTTGCTATAATGTATTCCTTGACAAGACCTGAACGAACAATATCGTCAATACCAAACTCAATTATATCAAATGATGGCATTTTACGCAAGATACTCATAAAGTCAACAATACCATTCTTTTCATTCGTTTTCTGTAAATCAGATTGACGAGCATCTCCACAGAAACAAATTTTAGTATTCTCACCAACACGAGTAATAATACTATCCAATTCATGAAAATTCATGTTCTGAAATTCGTCAGCAATCACAATCGCATTATCAAGTGTTGTTCCACGAAGAAATGATGTACTCCAGAATTTAATTGTTTCCTGCGATTTAAGATTGCCATATAACATCTCAAAATCAGCATCACTTGGCATTTGGAACATATACTTTACCATATTCTTATATGGTATTTGATAGATGTCTGCCTTATCCTCATGAGAACCAGGAAGAAATCCAATCTCTCTGGTTGATACAAGAGACCTCACAAGGTATATTTTCTCATAAGGTGTATTCTCGTCTAATACATCTTTAAGTGCATTAAAGAGGGTTATAAAGGTCTTTCCTGTGCCTGCACAACCATATGCAACTAAATGCTTTCCTTCTTTATAAGAATCAAATAATCTTTTTTGATTATCATTAAGTGGGTCTATATCCACTAAGTATGAGGAACTTAGTGGTTTCTTTCTTTTCATCTGCTTTGTTGTAAGACCAACTCCAATCGATTGATCATTCACAGATGCTCTTTTTCTTCTTGCCATTAGATTTTAGTTACTCTAGAACCAGGTGCTTTTGATGCCTTATTTAAAACTTCATTCCATCCAGGGTTTTTTGCGACAAGTTTATCTCTCCATTCTCCTACTTCTGCAGGTTTGGGACAAGTAGAAGGATCTGACCAGTCACGAATCCAATCACTATTCTCTTCGCACCACTTTGGCCATTCATGAACACTCAGAACTACTTCCTTTTGCTCACCAGTTTCTTTATTAATAATCGGATATGTTGCCAAAATTTTCACCTCAATATAAAATATTTAGATCCATTCCAGTGCTTCTGCTACTGTTGGAAACTGTTCTATAAAAACTTTTTTACATGCTTCTGCAATGTCCATGTGCTCTTTTTGAGTTCCATGAGCAGATCTCAAATCTATATAATGCACCCAGCTGCGACAAGATCCGCTCATATAAAGTCTTGTAGGAGTTGCTAAAGGAAGGACAAATCTTGCACATTCCTTTGCAATACCCTCATCAAGCATTGTCTGATACAATGCCATTGCATCTCTAAAGTGATCTTGCATCAACATTTGATACTTCTGAACTTTAAATTCATCAATATCATCAATAGAATTCTGCCTGTTTTTTGTATCTTGACGACGAAGTTCTGGTAGAGGAATACTTGTACTCAACAAAGAACTATCAGCATACCTCTGAGAAAACTCCTGAAATGTAAAACTCCGGTGACGCAAGATTTGAGCTGCCAGTCCTCTTGTGGTCTCAATCTCAAGAGTCATGAATGACTGCTCAAAGACACTCCAGTGCTGATGTTTGACGCAATACTTAAGAAGACCAGCAACCTTTGGATTCTCTTGATTAGAAGGATTTGACACTCGTGCCACATATCCCATCATTTTTTCAGCATCAGGAGTGACACTGATCAATTTTACATTCATGCTCCAAATCCTTTTGAGTTCTTTTTATCTATATCAACAATTTGCTGTTTTACCGAACGCAATTGTGATTTCATTTCTTTGATACTTTCTTCACTATAGAGGTAATCTTTCTCTATCAGTCTTTCAAGTAATTTTACCAGTTCTTTTGCTTTTTTTGTTTCAGTCATTTTCCTCCTCAAAGACTTCATCATAATCTTCAATATATTCACTATATGGATTATAGTCTACCTTATCATCTCTATCAGAATTTACTTCTGCCTTTAGAGAATCTAAAAGGAGTTCTAAATTGCGAATAATCAAGTTAACTCTTTCTTTTTCCATATACCATATTACTACATCATCATTATAGCATAAAAAAAGAGGGTCTTGCGACCCCCAGTAAAGTTAAGTGCGATAATCGTCAACTTTGTGATGCAAACTTTCGTTCGATTTTGATACCACGATACATGAGATTGTGGTTACGAGTTGCGGTTTGCTCTGCCAACACAGCAGCTTTGTATGCTTCTGGGTTGTACTTAACACCACGATAAGTGATAGTAGACATGATTTTACTCCTAAAGTAGTTGGATTTTTAAGTCCGTTCCTTTAGTCGTTTGCGTCCCATACACACTCAGGGACAGATTCCTTTACGGTCTCTACCAACTCAAGTTTGAAAGCATTAGAGATATTCTCGTTTGCTCTCATCCTCAGCATAATAGCATCAGCTTGAGCACATGTGAGTGATGAATAGAATAATAGTTCTAGCATGGGATGAACGCTCCGTTCCGCGACTTACTTGCGTCCCGTGGCGTCTTTCTATGCTATGTGCATAACGAATACCACCTGGATGAACGATAGGTCTATTATAGACCCTGTACCTTATTTAGTCAACCCCACACTCAAATTTGTCAAAAATAACGGATGTTGTGATTTTATTCAATCCATCATCTCCATAATTATCAAGCATATATTCACACATTCTAGAAAAAATTCTAGGAGATTTGCTAGTGAATAAGTTACCAATATCAGATTTAATAGAACTCATAAAAAATTTAAGTTCTTCTCTATTCGTATATTTGTCGGAAAGTAGATTATGCCTTTTAAAAAGACGAAAGTATTTTTCTCTATCAATCTCTTTAATAAATCTTTTTACAATAACCATTTTCCTTACAATTTTTTCAAGTTGTTCATAATCATCATGATACTCAGGCAAATCTAAAGACTCAAAATAAGATTTTTTGACTTTGAGTGTCGAATACAATAACCAAATTTCATCATCCACAAGAGAAATTTCATCATCTGATAATGCAGAAATACTTTCAGGATTTAAAAATAAAACATCATCAATACAAGACAAAAAAAGTTTTAATTTACAATCTTCTAAAGGCGAAATTCTTTTTGGTCTTTGAAGATCAGATAGAGTTAGGGGAATCATTTCGAGTGTCATGTCACAATGATTGACTACTCCTCTATTATACATGAAAAAGCACCTCCGTGAAGAGGTGCTGTGACAGTTTTATAATCGACCCTACAGACCAAAAATTTGCCGGAGATTTTTTATTCGACTTTTTTGGAACTATTTCCGCTTTTTGGTTGGGGGTGGTGGTTCCAGTCCCCATAGTTTTGGATTAGTTCTTCCCATACCAAAACCAATGCCCTTTAAATTCTCACGAAACTTATCCCAGTACATATTAAAGATACGAACTTCTTTCTGACTACGAGTCAAATCATATCTCGTTTCTCCATCAACCACATAAGTGATTATCATGGCATCATTAGGACAATCTTTAGTAGATACTTGTTCCCAAGTTCCATTCTCTATCAGTATATCACATCCATATACGGATTTGGAATTTTCTTTTTCTGATGGTGACCATGAGGTCATAGACTGTTCCTCTTCTATTTTAGTGGGAGCATCTCCCAATTGATTTGCCATAATTATGAACGATTTCCCCAAGTAATATCTGGATATGCTTCACTTACAATTTCTTTCGTAATCTTATATCTATCGGAAAGTTTTTTATCCTTACAAAGACAAACAATCTCTGCTTCTAATGGATGAAGTCCCTCAAGAATATTGATGAACATTGTTTCACGACGAACACCACTCATGGCATCATTGCCACCCTTAAGGAAGTGGTAGAAGTTCTTAAACTCTCTACGAATTGTAGTGTGTCCGTTTTTATCACTTGAACCCACTGAGAATGAATCAGTCTCATGCATTCTACGAACTTCTTCTGTAATTTTAGTACTCAGAGTTCCATTTGATGATGCCTGATCCTCAAATCCAGAATAAGGAACCTCTCCTTCAGGAAGCATGGAGATTATACTCTCATCAAAGTTCCAAATTAATGTTGCCTTCAAGGAAACGTGTTCATACTTCTTCAGAACTTCAATCTTTTTTGCCTTACTTCTCTGTTTGGAAACAAGATCCAAAACCTCAAATACAAATGGATTCTTTGGAAGTTCCAGTGATACTGCCTTAGTCGTTGTCGTTTTCTTCTTCGTTGTTGTCGTCATAGTTTTCAAAATTAAATGCGATTACTTCATCTGGAATTAGATTTCCTTGCTCATCAAACATTTCAGGATGATATCTCGGTGCCTCTCTATAGTTCATCATGTATTCTCTGGCAGTCCAACCAATCATCAAACCCATCATGAGAAATAAAATAGTCAGAAATGAACCAAATACTAAACTAGTTGCTAACATTTTTCTTACTCCGGAATGTCTTGATAGAAAATTCAAAATGAATATTTACTTTCCATCTTAGAAAGCAAACCATCTTTTCAAACATAATGTGAAATGGTTCTGTTTGCTTTCTCTTACCTCCATTAAGCAAGAATTCAATACCACGATTTCTGTGGTCTTCATTTTTATTTATGTTAAGACTTGATGACTTGTTGTTCTCTGAGGAATTTGATTGTGTCAACACATCCTCCTAATTTTTTATTGTCACATACTACTTGCGGAAAAGTAGAACCCCTACCAAACTTAGCATAGAATTCTTCTCGTGTAAAGTCCTCTTCAAGATTATAAGATACGAACTGTGTTCCTGTCAACTCCAGTACTTGTTTAATCTTATAACAGTGAGGACAATTTTCTTTTGTATATACTTTAAAATTCATATTTTTATTAAGCAAAAAAGTATTTAACCTCTATTATAATATAAAATATTATAAATTTTTATCTTGACCTTTTATTTTCCATCAATATTTAACATAATTAGAAAAATCAATTAGTCCTCCTAATCAAAAAAGAACATGTGCCATAATCGGCAATTTTCCTTACAATCTCCAAAGTATTCTGATGCAGAGTGAATGTTTCCTCCACTAAAAAGAACTAATCTATTAAAAACATTACCAGCAACATCAACTGGTTCGTATGGTGTTCTATCTAGGAAAGTTTTTTGATTGAAGATTTCCATACCTTGTCCAGCATCCCAATCAATTTGAGAATTATGACGAACCTTAGTCTTCTTATGTCTCCACATGGTTGTTCCGCATTCAGGAGGAGCATCTGGAGTTAAGTAAATCATACCTGCCCAGGTTTGATAATCACAATGATAAACCAACTTTTCTCCCGCCCAGTTATGTTGGAATCTACCATTCATGCCATGAGATTCCCATTCAGTAATTTTGATTCCAAGCAAATCTTCAAATGCTTCTTTAGTTCCTGGGATAAAGAACTGTTTGCGAGTTCTTCTACCAATATATCCATCATCATCATGATAATCTTGCTCTAATGCAAACTTTCTCACAGAATCAGGATCTTTATAAAAGTTATCAATAATAATCAATCTCTGAGATTTTCTATATTGATCATTTACAGTTAGAAGTTGTTTCATATTAGAAGCCCATATGCTTACTGCGGACAAAATCTAAATCATAAGTTGTTGTAGAAATTCGTTGATCTTGACCCTCCCAAGGCAAATTAGTAGGGCCACAAATTCTCCAATCTTTACCCCATTTTTCTGTTAGATAATCAATATTTACTGCATTACATGTCTCTAATTTTTCTGCTAGTTCTGGTTCATTCTTCTTAGTTTGACT